TTTTCTTTTTCAGCCTGTTGTCTAAGGATATCTTCTCTCTCTTTAACCAAACGCTCTCTCTCTTCTTGTACTACTGCCTGTGTATATTGGGTGTGTAAACGATTATACTCATCCATATTATCACGCCAGTTATCTACTTCGTCAAGATAGGCGGCTGACTCTGATTGGGGGTCATCCATAGCATCCTGTCTACTAAACCCACGAGGCTTTTGAGGCTTCATAGGAGGTTCAGGAAACTGCTCTTGTTCTGGTTGCTCTATGCTTTCTGGCTGAGGTTGTGATACTGCTTGATTCTCTAATGCTTCAAGGCGTTTTGCCATTTCTGCATTTTCATTTCTAGCTTTATCAGCCTCACTTTGCCAGTATTGGTAACGCTTGACATCGTTATCAACATCAGTAGGTTCTGCCGTTGCCGCTTCTGAAGGTATCTCCACTGGGGAAGGCTCCTGTTGGGCTTCAGATGGTTCTTCATCCATCTTATTTGCACGGAAAAATTCATCTACTAGATTCCCCTTATCTTGAGTTGCATCAAATGCACTCTCAGGTGTCATTGGGGTCTCTTGACTAACTTCAGGTGTAGCCTGTTCGGTATCCGTTGCCGGAGCGAAAGTATCTTCCATAGTTATGTCCTTTTCAATTTGTAGGCTCTATTTGGACTTAGAGGTACTACTTTCTTTTTTACTTTGAGCTACGGCGGACCGTACTTCGCTCTTTACCTGTCCAAGGGCGTCATCAAGGCGTTTCTCGAATAACTTGCCTGCCGATTTCGACTGGGTTGAAGTTTTATCGAGGTCCGACTTAAATTTCTCTAGTTCAGCTCTTTGCTTAGCGTGGTAAACTTCTCTTTCACGTGTCTGCATATCGCCTTTTAATTTTTTAATTTCTTCTTGTTGCTGTTTAACCTGTCCTTGCAACTGACCAACTAAATCTGTTCTTTCTAAGATACCTTCCATATCGAATACTTCTGTCTTCTTCAATACTTCTTTCTTATCAATAATACCTTTCTCATAAGCATCCATATACATCTCAAGCTGTGCGTAACGATTAGTTGGTAGCGTAGACCCAGTAACAACAACAACGTCAAAAGCTCCTCTGGATATATCATTGATTACGCTTATCTCCCCTGTTTTATCATCATACAATTTCTTATTAATAGCAATCTCATTTAAACTATTATTAGGTTGTACAATTCTTACTACTTTTTCTGCTTGATATAACTGTTGCATTAATGGAATAGCTACTTTAGCCATCCTTGCTAATCCAGTTTCTATATCTTGTAATTTAGACTTAATCTTTCTTTGACCAAATTCATCTAAGCTAACAGTAGCTTTATATGTATGAGGTGCCGCTTGTGCATTACCCTGCATTAATTCATATAGACCTAATGCGTGGTCAATATCCTGCTTAGCAACTTGCTCGTTCTGATATAATGTATTAGGTAATGGTGTAGGCTGAACTGGTTGAGGTGCTCCAGAATCCATATCGACTTCTATTGCAACTCCCGGTTGAGCCCATCTTTGTTCAAAGTCCTGCATATCTACAGAACCACTTGGTATTAAAATTTTTGTATTCGTACTTGTTGTTGCGTGTGCAATAATAAGAGACCGTGTCTTATTAATATACTCTTGCATATCTTTAACCATTCGGACATCAGATACCGGGTAGGGTGTTCTAGTGTGAATGTTCATAAACAACACAATCGGATAGTGTTCCACAGGTAGAATGCGGGAGTAGAGATATTTGTCTCCCATAATGACGCACTGTTTTACCCTTTGTATTGGAACTGACACGGTCTCAATTAAACCTTCGTTAATAAAATCAGCGTGAGTAAGTTGCTCTATCTTAGGAAGTTGAGGTGGGTCGACACCTTCTGCTTCTGCTTGTTGAACCCCCTGCTCATATTGTTGCATTAACTTAGCTATGATTCCCTGTGCTTTTTTAGCATCAGTCATTGGCTGTCCATTAATCTTCACAGCAGGTCTTGCAAGGTATTCTTGCATTTCTTCTTCAATAAAAACTTCTTCACGTTTCTCTATATTGTTCTTTACGTGATAACGCTTAACCCATACTTTATAGTAACGCTCGTAACCCCTTATATATTCGGAGCTTTCACCAAAATTAATATCTGTTTTAGTTGCTGTATCTTCGGGGAATACAATCCCTTTATCATCTACTCTTTGAGTAGTAGGTCTATCTGTGTGTAAATCTGATTCGGCGTTCTTAATTGCTTCTTCGTATTGAGGATACATCTGCTTAGCTTGTTCTTTTGTGAACATACGACTAATAATAATGTTTTCTGCATCTTCTGCTAATCTATCTCTAGAATTAGGGTCTACATATACATCAAGAGGGTCGATATCGTGAATACATACTTCACCACGACCATAATCTTTCAAGGGGTCAATATAAACCATCATAGCTCCCATACCCATTGTATAGTAGTCATCTATGCAGTTGCGGAGTGCCTGAGTCCCATCTGATATATACCACATATATTCGAGTAAACCATTAAAGACCTGAGCAACTTTGTTGTCGGAATCTTCTCTTGGTGATACTCTGAATTGTGGTTTTCCTGAAGTAAGAAGTGCTTTTGCGGCTTCTACTGCTGGATGGATACGATTTACTACGAGTGGTGCTTGACCCCTCTCAAGTAAAGTTTTTTCTTGTTGTTGGGTCCACTGCCTTCCTAAACGAAATTCAGCATCTTCTTGAGCCTGTTCAGCCCAGAGTTCCCTCTTATTAGAATAAGATTTAAATATAGATTGTGTCTTTTCAACGATGTCCTCAGGGACTTCGCCTTCTCTCTCAACGTACGCCATTGGGGCGAACTTACAACTTACATTGTCATCCAGTCAAGTATTTTTCTAGGTTTTGATTTAACTTCACCTTCAACATATTCTTTACGTCTACAGGGCTTTACTCCATCTATAGCGTAATATATCGCATCTAGTATATCATCGTGTTTTCCCCTAGGATAAGATAGAAACTCTTGTTGAGCGTGTATATCTTCATTTCTAAAGAAAAACTCTCCTCTTGCGAGCGGGGCAACCAAGGACAACAATCGTTCGGATTTTCTTTGTCTTGGTTTTATGCCTTTCTCGAGTCCGGGTATATACAACCCCTCGTCCAGCATCTGCTTTCTTACGTTACTCCTCAGTGCCTCTTGGTAGCCCACCGTCTCAATTTTCATTTTTCTAGGTTTATACTTTTTATAAATCTTAATAATTTCTGCTGGCTGTATTGCAGGGTCAAGCTTATCCCGGAGAATATCGACAATATACTTATTACCGTCACCATCGACAGCCATAGTAGCAATAACAAAGAAATCGCTCCTAGCAGATAAGCTACTAGCAGGGTCAATCCCACAATAAATGTCAACAGGTTTATAACTCGGCTCCCCATCAATGTAACGACAGAGTAAATTTTGTCCGTCCACTCGCTTATAGGAGTAATGATGTAATTTAATATAATGTGGTTTAAACGGTGCGTTGTCTGGCGATTGTGCTTCATTCATATACTCCTGATAAAATCCATTAAGATTACCAACTGATTCAAACTCAGATTTAATCTGTAAGATTCTCTCCTCGGGGAAGCGTTCTTCCCATATGGAGTTCCCATCATCTCCATAGATTGCGTACCATAAAACATTCCAAGCAGGAGATTCCTTAGCCCAATATAAGAAACAATCTTCTGAAATAACAGTACCAATCATAACTACCCGACCATCGTCAGATAAAGAAGGTATTACTGCTTCAGTGACCCACTTTCTATTTTTTGCTCTACCTTCTGCTGTAGCCGCATTTAATTCTGATTCATAGTCATCTATAATAATGAGATTAGGACGAGTATCACCTTCAATAAACCCCCGTACACGCTGACCAGTACCAACAGCAATAACCCTAGCTCCGTTAGCGAGGACGATGTCGTTGTTGGTCCATCTTTTTGCTGTAGTTGCACCATAGTCTCCAAACATTTGTTTAAAATTCTGTGAATTATCTAAATGATATTTAATCCTAGATAAGAAGTTTATACTCTGAGATTGTGACTCAGAGATAATAACAATGAATAGGTCCTCGGCTGATGGTTTAAAGGCTATCTTGTGAAGGGGTAGAATCAAGGAGGTCACGGTACTTTTAGCAGTTCCACGAGGAGCCGCTATCAATACCCGCCTTTTAGACACATCAGCCAAGGATTTATAAATCTCGTTATGAAAAGGAGGTATATCCTTATTCAAAGCAGTAGGGAACATAGTTCTTCCAAATAGACCTATGTCCCTCCTAAGCTTTTTCAGGGCATTTTCTTCTGCCCATTTAGCTTCAAAGGTGTCTACCTGTACGGGGTTCCCGATATCCACGATACTAAACTAGTTCTGTCACCTGCTATTACAGGCTTTACTCTATGCAACAACCAAGATGGAAAGAATACTGCATCACCTTTTGTTAACTGTACTGGAGTACTATTTCTTCCAGCCTTAAATTCTAATTCCCCACCTTTGATACACTCTTCTAAAATTAAGGACATACTAATCTTTCTATGGTCTATACCCTCACCACCACAATCTTGATGCCAATCATAATGACCTTTATCTTTATGACTATACTCAGTGTACTGTGGGGCGTCTTTAAACCCTTGTATTTCAAAATGCCAATTATCATCATTAGCTATCTTAGCCCACTTCCATATTCTATAATATAACCACTTCCATTCTGAAGTATTATATTGTGGGACCCATTTAATCATACTGTTTCTATAATCTCTCTGTACACCAGCAAGAGTAGTAGCAGTGTTTATGGGTAATTTTTTCATCTTAGTCATTACTTCATCGCATTCATCTGCTTGAAGCATATTCCTAACTAAGTACCAACGGTCAAATCTAGTCTTCTTTATCGGGGACTGGATGTTTTGTATCGCTATCTCCAATGGGAACCTCCTGTTTTCTAGTTGCAATCAGTTTATTTTCTTCCTGATTAATATTATCTATCAATGCTCTGGTCTGGACGGCTTCAAGCTTATCAGTAACCGTTACTGTTTCTTTGTCTTTCATTCCGTGTATTTCCATACCATCATTAACGAAACCCCTTATTCCATTAACATCTTCTTTTTTAAGTGCTATCTCCACACCCTTCTTCATTAACTCAATGAAATAGTCCGCATCCATCATATTGGAAGCCAGCATCTTCTGTGCCTCATCTCTTTTCATAGTTTTAAATGTCTCCGTTCTCATATGGCGTTTCAGCTTACGTCTCTTACTTATGCTTACTGAGCCATATACTTTATCAATAGCAACATCACGATTCTCTGTGACTGCCGCCCAAAAAGCTAAGTCTTGGTAATCTTCTGAATTACACCTGACTTCTAGCCAATTCTTTCCACTCATAGTGGTATTAGTTACTCTACCCCCACAATTAAGTTTCTTATTAGGATATTTAGAGTCCCACATAATATAACCAAAAGGGAACCTAAAGTAATAGCTATTTCTCCCATCCTTAGCCGTGTATTCCTTTTTCTTTATTAAGCGTGCTACATATTTATCATCAGTTAGGGCATATTCACCCTCTGTAGACTCTTGCCAATGCTTAAATGGAATATTGGCTATATTAGCCTCTTCCTCTGTATATATTATATAATCAGTAGGACCAACCTTATTATGATTGATTGTTACACTGAACAAGGTACCACCTTAGCCTGACTAATGTGGATATACCCTATTTTCTTATCAATCTTGTCCTCTTCACCACCAAATGCTGTATTCCTTGGTAGTTTACGGCTTTCCCATTTATAGTTAAACTTTTTATTATTAAGCTTTGTTATGTTAAATACATATATATTAGGACTTACAACTACTATATAAAGGAAGTCTTTACCATCTATCTCTGAACATCCCTTATTAGCCATATATTTGTCCCATTCTATAAGGCAATCATCGTAATGTTTACCCCGTATCTTGATTTCTGCTATATATCTGTGCTCTTCAGCATCATAACTAGAGTATTGTTCCCCAGTAAGTGTGAATTTAGTACCTGTTTGTAGATTTATCCAGTCACAAACGCTTTGTTCTGTTATAGGCGTTTTAATACTGGTAGGACGTACCTCTTTAACCACCTCTTTATGGGTATTCCTAGATATATCGTTAGAATGTTCCACATTAGCCGTAGATATAGGTACATTATGCGTACCATTCGTTTTAAGATTATCTTCATATTGCTTATAAGCCTCCATAATGTCGTGATATCGCTTACCTCTATTGACCTCAGCTTGGAATCCCTGCATTTCTGCTAATTCCTCCCACACCAATGTGTGATTCAGCTTATTGTCCTTAGTTAGGTACTTACTAATGTCAACGATGTAACTCATCTAGTGCGACTTTTCCCCTTATTTATTTAAATCAGTTCTAGCGAACTAACCACAAAATATACTAATAATGTAATAAGTATATTAAGGAGATGCAATAGTTAGTATTTTCTTTAACCCAACCCCTATAGGTGCTTCTACAGCAACCATTTAGTGGAATCTGCTATATATCTTTGTTTTCTGTTACTTTTTCAGAGTGTACAATCCTAACATTCTCCCATTTATTGTGTAACCAACACCAGTTCTCGCCCTCTCTAATGTTGACGTATTGATGCCTAGTGGAATCGTTAACTGCAACAATATCATCAAATACGGTTGCATCGCTATCGGAATGAATGCTTAATGTAGCACTACCTGTCAAAAGTATTAAAATAAGTATTTTTATCATAAAAAAAATTACACAAAAAAAGTTTTAAAAAATACTGTAGAATGGGAGTACGTGATATACAGTTCACCGTACCCCGTCCGTTTTCACGGGCGTGGGGTACCGCTCCCGTTGAATCGCTTTCCAGCGATGAAACGCTCGCCCCTCCACTGGTGAAACCGTAGGGTTACTGGTGATATCCCCTGCTAGTTATGAAGATATGTAAATAATAATCTAACCATCAAAGGACTACGCCTATGAGCTTAAATATCATTTCAATCTCCAACACCACCAGTGGTACTGTCAATCCTCGGACTCAAGAGTACGAGGCAGACACTGACCGTAACGGCAAAGTAATATACTCTGCCGAACGATTCAGAGTTAACACTACCCCTGATTCGACTATGCCTGCACAGTTGACTGCCCAGCAAGTGAGTAAACTCACTAGCTTTGCACTCAAAGCTGGCATCACAGTCTCAGTCAAGACTGGTGTTAAGTACGAACTCTCCCGTAGAGTCCCTAAGGACTCAACTACGGTTGACGGGATAGAAAGACCACCGATTACTCAGTGGTACTTCCGACCCGAGCGTCAACCTCTTGGAGAGTTAGCACTCTAAACGAGATTCACATCCGTGCTTCGGGTAGGCTCTGCCTGCCCGGACACACACGGTATGAACCTCTATTTTATCACACCCACTAAAGGATTCAACAATTAAACCTTGGGGAGCCAACGGCTCAAAGGTCGCACAGTAATCTACTCAACATCAGTGCGTATCGAGTAGTACCTATTGAGAACTCCCCATATTTCTTTAACCAATAGACATATGTAAACAATAAGGAGGAAGTATGTCAGAAACCGAAATCAAATCCACTAAAACCGTGGTCAGTAAGAATGTAAAGAAGAACCGTCAAATGGTTATTATCAAGACCCCTGTTAAAGGAGTCAGTAATCGTACTGGCAAACAGTACTTCACATCAGTCACTAAGCACGAGCTTATTCATCAGCCTAAGAAGAAATCTAAGGATACTAAGGATAAGCAGAAAG